AGTAATAGTAGCTCAACGCTTCACAGAATACTTTCTCAAAATCCGGCGTGTGCTGGATCTCAACTCGGACATTCCCCACATGACTCGTGGATCAGCAGGCTCTAGCTTGGTGTGCTATCTCATGGGTATCACTGATGTGGATCCCATAGAGTGGAACATACCTTTCGCTCGCTTTCTCAATCCCCTGCGTGATGACTTGCCTGACGTGGACATTGATGTGCCACATCACAAACAAGAACTGGCCATGCAGCGTATATTTGACGCTTGGCCCGGACGCACAGCCCGAATATCCAACTATGTGCTATACAAAGAAAAGTCAGCACGTCGTGAAGCAGCACGTAGACTGGGTGCTCGAGGGCGCTTGCCTCGAGAAATTGACTACAAGAAACTGGGTGTGGACGAAACTGAAGCACGCCGCATAGAGAAAAAGCTCATGGGCAAAACACGTTGCTTGAGCAAACACTGCGGCGGTGTGATTGTGTTTGATCGTCAGCTACCCAAAAGCCTGTTCCGCGAAGACAATCTTATCCTGCTGGACAAAAACGAAGTTGAAGATCTAGAACACCTCAAAGTAGACATCTTGGCCAATCGTGGGTTGAGCCAGCTCATGGAAATTGACCCCACACGCATGATACACGAATATCCCACCGAAGACGAAGCCACAGCAGACCTGCTGGCTCGTGGTGATGTGTTGGGTGTTACACAAGGCGAATCACCAGCCATGCGGCGGCTGTTCCGAGCCATCAAGCCAACGTCCGTTGCTGATTGTGTGTTTGCCACTGCACTGGTGCGGCCTGTGGCCATGGAAGGTCGGCGCAAGGCAGCTTGGTTTCGTGACTGGACTGCCGAAGGCACCAAAGAACGTGCCATTGTGTGCGAGGACGATGCCATAGAACGCATCATGAAACTAATTGGGGTCAACGCATACGAAGCTGACATGTATCGTCGTGCGTTTGCCAAAAAGAACGAAGAAAAAGTCATGGAGTTCATGAACCGACTGGGCGATCATCCCCTGAAAGACGACATTTATAGGGAGATGTTGAACCTGTCAGGCTTTGGCTTGTGTCGTGCTCATGCTGTGAATCTTGGCAGGCTGATCTGGGCCTTGGCCTATCAAAAGGCCCACAATCCTCGCGAGTTTTGGCGAGCAGCTCTCATGCACTGCCAAGGTTCATATGCTCGTTGGGTTTATCGCAACGAAGCCAAAAGAGCAGGTTGGGACCTGCGTGAACTGGGCTTCGACAACTGGATCACTGAAGATCCTGTAGAAAGTTTTAAGGAACACGGTGCCTGGAACTCTCCCGGCTTCTTGCCCGGCATGGGCGTACAAAGTCTGTATTCAGAATACTATCAATTTGCCGGAATTGTAGCCAACAGCCGAGTGTTCCGACGTGACCGGCAGCAGTACATTCACTTTATCACCCTGGGTGTGGGCGAAGGCGAATATGTAGACCTCATTGTGGATCGACCTGTCAAATACTCAAATGGTTCGGTTATTGTGGGGCAGGGTCGACGTTACAGCCGAGATGGTTCGCAGTTTTTACAAGTGGACCGCAAAGACATATCTGCTGTGGACATTGATGATTATCTTAAACTGCCATGATAGATTCTAACATCTCTTGCCGGTCTGGATGATATGGTTCCCAGTTAATAGCTTCAAGCCTTTGTTTTACAATCATTTGTCTTTGTGGATCAAACACGAGATTTACAGCAGGAGCTATTTTTTCTACCAAAAACCAATAATGCACCATGGGATGAGGCTGCACCTCATTACTTCTAATATCTCTGAATCGCGGTTGTTGTGCGTACTGTGCTTGTTCTCGCGTAGAAGTAAACATCCATGTAGTTTGTTTTTTTTCTAACCAGGCCTGAACTAAGACTCTAAAGTTACGATTTCTAAGTTCAGATTGTTCTCGTGTAATATAATCTTGATGGTATGCAACGACACTTGCAACTTGACTGGCGCTACTGCACCACCACTTTCCAGACAACCCTGTGTATACATTTGACCTATATACATTGTCACTTTCGATAATTGTGTCCCAACTGTTATCCACCAAAAGCTTATCTAATCGATTAGATTGTGGCCACTGAAATATGACTGTGGTTTTTTCAACCGACCTTGTCAGCAGCTCACTGACTAAAAATTCAGATCCAGCACCTATAGCAGATACAACTTCTATTTTGTGATCTGGACACAAACACTGTAAAATTTGCGGCCATTCGGGCCAGATGTGCCCATGGGCGTAGCCATCTCCTACACAGAAAATTTTATTCATAGACATAATATTTTCCGCTTACTAACTCTACTTCGGCTTCATAAAATCTCAGGCTCAGCTCGTTGTTCCAAATGTTTTCATTATATAAAAAAGAGTTTGTTGTTTTCCATCGATCCAAATGTCTTTGATAATCAACACCAGCCAATGATTTAAAACTTTGTTTGTTATCAACTACATCGGCAAATTCTAAATTTACAACGTTGGGATGATTGATAGGCAAAAAAGGAATGGTATAGTTTTTTGCAGTTTCTCGTTGTTTATCAATGCACTCCATTTTTGATAAATTGGCAAATTCTACACTTTTGCTGAAGTATAAATGATATGATCTAAGCCACCTATAGAGTTTACTTCTGTAAGAGGTTACTGTAACATTGACTAATTTTTCAAAACGATTACAATCGACCTTGCCTAACCAACAATGTGTTCCTAGCCACTTGTCAGTGGGATTTTCACCTAATCTTTTGAAAAGCACGCTTACATCAAAGTCAACTAAAACTGTATCTGTATCACCAATTTTCCCTAGACTATGGGCTATTGATTCTATGCCACCGTTGGCGCCAATGGAACTAAAGGTATTGTTAAGAATATCACAGAGTAAACCGCCACAGGTGTAGTGTGGAAAACTAACAATTTTCATGCTTGTTTGATCTTACCTAGTAACTGCTTCAACTTAGTTGATTGCACATCAGCTGTTATTTTGCCTGGCTCGTCAGGTTCAGTGGCAGTGGGTTCGCCTGGAGCAATCTGGCTTTTGGCCTTGATTGATTCATAGATTGACGGTGCTCGTTTCTTGAACTCTTGATACTGTTCGTCCTCGGCCAGGTCAGTAATGCGCATGGTTTCAATGTTATACTCCAAGTCAATTTTTTGCCCCACGCCCGTTGACGAGCGCGACTTCATACACTGTATTTGATACTTGCCGCGTTCCTTCATGGCCCGCGACGTAAAGATACCAAACACATTGTCTGCTGTGTTGATCTTTGAGATACCACCCGATATGTGCGAGTGATCAAACTCAATTTCCTCCACAGCCGATCGGTTCAACTGCGATGCAGTGACCATCAAGATACCCAGCTCTTTGGCTAGATTTCTCAATTCTTCTGAAACATACTTGTCTTTGACAAACAAGTCGTTGGGACTAACCTTGGCACTCACAGGCATCAGCAAGTCCAAGTAGTCTACCATGATAAAGTCCACCCGGTGTCCAGTCTTGATCTGATACTCTTTCAAGAACGCACGAATGTCATTGATGTTGCTCTGTGCTGGCAAGGCCTTGACCTGATAGCTGCCGGCTTTTTTGCCCACCATTCTCACTTTGAGAGCTGCTGTTTCTTTGTCACGGCGAATCTCTTTGGTGCTCATGTTGGTCAACATGGCTGCTGTACGTAGACCTGTTAACTCTTCCGAAAGTTCTAGGGTGATGTAAACACCATGTAGGCCCTGCTGTACCCAGTTCAAGGCAATGTTCATCATCACAAGGCTTTTGCCTGAACCTGACCCGCCCGCGAAGATGTTAAGTTCACCTCGAGAGAATCCACCGTACAGCAGTCGATCCAGTTGCCCCCAACCTGTGCTGACCTGTCCACCAGCATCAAAGTACTTGGAAAACATGCCTTCAGGATCAGCCCAAAAGTCTGTGCCAAGATCTTTGGTCAGCGATATCTGTACAGCATCCTTGATCAGTTTTTCTACTGGCTCAAACTCACCCTTTTCCAACAAGTCTGCTGACTTGAGAATAGCACGTTCCAGTTCTTGGCGCCGAGTAAACGCCTCAAACTCAGTCATGAACCACTCATAGTGTCCTTCATTGAGATCGGGCACAGATTCCAGTTTCACACCAGTAGTGGCTGCAATCTGTGTGCGATCCGGCAGTGTCTTGTGTTGGTCTGAATGTTCTTTGATAAATTTGGCAGCGGATCTCAAACTGCGATCAAAGTTGTCTGGATTGTAGATGTTTTGAACGCGAACATAACTAGCCGCATCCTCTAGCATCATTTCCAAAAACAATTTTTGAACTTCAATGTTGTATTCTTTTAACATTTTTACAAATTTCTGTAGTAATTGCCAATGGCCAAACTATTTTTCCAGTTGGTTCCGCGACGTTGATCTATTTTATCAAGCTCCAAATACCAATCATCATTGATGGTGTGCTCTTGTTTTAGAATTGTTGCTATTCCATTCATTGGTTCAATACCATCAAGTTTGTCAATGGCATCATTCTTAATTGTTTGAGGCAAGACCGCAATAGGAAAGTTATTTACTAGTTGCCAATTAAAGTCGCTGGGGTCTCCTTGTTTGTTGATAGAAATAGTATTTTGGAACCACTGCCACAGTTGAGACAATTCCAGTACGTTGTAGTTGCCAACGGATAAGTTGATTCCAAACATTAAGTTACTGAAATTATCTCTCAACAAACAAATATTGTGGTTGACTTGTTCCCATTTTCCTGGCCATCTTATGTATTCAAAAGCCGAGCCTATTGCGTCAATACTGAAAAATATTTTTACCAATCTGGCTCTTTGCCACTGCTGTATCAGTTGATCTGAAGGATAGCATGTACCGTTTGAATTGTAGCTGATCTGAATATTACTTAGATCAATTTTTTTTAATAGATCAACATGATCGTTGTTGAGCAAGGGCTCACCGCCGTTGAAGTGTAATTTTTTAAGATGTTTAAAATTTAGTTTTGTTTCAAAGTGGTTACCTTTTTGAAATTTTCTACCAATTTGATTTAGTCTAGCGCTATCAAAATTCAACTCATTGGCCCACATACTGCTGTTTTTAGCATTACACATAATACATGCTGAATTACAGGCCCAAGTAGCACTGTGATCTAAGCCTCGTAATTGAAGTTGTGTATCTGTGACTTCTTCAAATTCAATTGCACTTTGTCGACGACTTTTCAATCCCACCTTTTCTGCGTCCCAACATCTTTGACATTCTGTGGGTTGATTTCCTTTATCAAATTCCTTTCGCAATTTAGTAAGGTATTGACTGTTTTCAAAAGAAAACGTGTCAACTGCTTCAATGGCTGTGTGGGATTGACAGCACGGCGCGATTCTTACGTGTGTATCGTTCCATCGATCAACAAACAGTCCATGATATATTTCAGGACAGTAATTTTTTAACAAGACTCTTTTTCCTTAATTCTATTTTGATTCGACTGGTCTCACGTGCCTGAAGTATGGTCAACAATGTTGCCAAACGTCCGTATTTTACCACAGCATCATTGACGTCTTTACATGTATCCCAATTAGGAATGCTAACCGACCAGCCCAATTCCAAAGCACGATCAATCAATTCAATACCAGCTGTGTCTTGATCTGGCACCAGAATGATCTCTCGACCAAGGTTTCTAATCAGTCTGGCCTGAGCATCGCTGACAGTGTTGTGCATCACAGCCACACCACCTATGCTTAAGGCATCAAAAATGCCTTCCGTCACTAACACATACTGCCAATCAGAGTGTTGCTGATCAATTCCAAATACATAACCTGGTTGACTGTTGCTGATATACTTGGGTGCTCGATTATCCAAAAATCTCACAGTATAGCCCACCATGGCATTGTCAAAGCTAAATGGTATCAGCACAAATGGTCTGGTCCAGTGTACTCCGTCATTTCTTATGGCTGTCATGGCTGGAAAATCTTCAGGCACACATCGGTCTCTGAGATATTTCCAATACAACGGCAACTCTGGCGTAATCAACTCACAGCCTGGCGGAAAGTCATCAAATTCTTTGAATTCTATATTGCTTACTGAATTGGCTGTTTTGATTCGATCATCCAATATACCATGTACACTGCGATGTCTCAGACTTTCCAAATTTAGTTGTTCAATTTCTGATTCTGGAACACTGAGAGTCTGGAGCAATGATCTAGCACGGTATGTGACAGATCTACCCAATACAAAGCTAGCTTTGGTACCGCAATTGAAACAATGATAGGTCCAACTTTGATCGTTGAATTTTATACCGCCGCGACTTCTTCGATCATTACAACAGGGCGCATTGAAACTGATCCATCCTGACGGAGTCTGTTTGCGTTTAACAGGCAGATAACCAAGGATGTCTAGCATCCTCTCATTATAGCAGGATCTATGGCGGAAATCAACTTGTCTGCGATCATTCTGTGTCCTTGTTCATTGGGATGACCGCCAGGCATGATCAATTGCCTACGTTGGTTAGCAGGATGATCCCTGAACCACATTGTGGTGGCAAAGTTGGGCCAGATCATGGTCGGTAAATCCAGTGTTTGATCAGCAGGCATGATGTGAAATTGCATCATTGGTATGTTGTGCCTGGCAGCTTGACCATCAAAAAACATAGCAGTTTGAATATAATTCAATCTACATAGTTCGGCACAATTGGTCAGCACCAAATGACGTTTGCTGAGATCTCTAAAGGGTTCTGGCACCACTGAACTACCATACTCAACCCAGGTGCTGTGAACAAACTTGTTCCACGGAGGATCATTGGCAAAGCTTCGATGATTGGGATTGTAAAAACTCAATCTATCGCTGTCAGTGTGCGCAACCAGCACCAAACAGTCTTGTGGATTTGGTTCGTGTTCAAACCACCATAGATAAGTCCACACTGAACTTTGTAAGCTGCCGCCAGCTATGCCAAAGTTTTCTGTGGGCACACCATAGTGTTGTCCCAGCAGGCCCAAAAAGCAATTGGTCTGTCGATATGGGTCATTTTGCGTCCAGCAACTGTGAGCATCTGGCCAACGTTTGGGCAATTCTGGATCCAACAACTCGTCGCCATACATCCACGAGTCGCCGAACCCTACAATTTTTTTAAATTTCATCGATAAATGATATCAGTAATAAATCCGGTGTTGATTTGAACTGTGGCCGCAAGATTGCCCGAAGGCGGTATCACGTAGCCACTGCCACCGTTTATTACATTTATCTCAGCAACACTGCCACCTGGTCCTAATATTGCCACTGCTTCGGCACCAGCACCTGTGCCGCCAATGGACACCTTGGGTGCCGCCAAATATCCGCTGCCCGCATATGTTACTTCAATGCTGTCCACAGTACCGTTGAGCACAATGGCATTGGCTGTGGCTGCTGTGGCAGCATAGTTTCCGTTGTACTGATCCACAGCCAATCTGATCAAGGGATGATAGCCTTCCACATTGATGTACACTGTGTTGGACTGATCATAGTAACTGAATACATTGCCCACATTGTACCACAGAGCTTCGTAATCTTCAGCTGCTTCGGCTTTGATGTTGCCTGTGAAATGATCCATTTCTAGTTGAAATGTGGTCAGACTGGCACCATTGGTAGGCACATGACTGCTGTAGCGCTGGACATTGACATTGATATTACCAGCATTGGGCGGCAAGGCCCAGTCAGGTGCTTGGCTGGGCTGTACATTTTGTGGATAGTTCACAGGTCCGTAAATGTTTGGTATGGTCAGGGTTTGACTTTGTTCAAACGCAGGAAACACTGAATCCACAATGTCAACATCAGCTCTGCCTTGGGCCTGCGCATTCACAAACACAGTCTCATATAGATTGCCACTGAAGCGTTCAATGCTATAGCTGGCTGGCTGAGTTGGCAATTCAGTGCTGTCTGCTGCCAAGATTGTGGCTTTGGCCCGCCCAGTGGCGGCATTTAAAGTTACCAGTTCTGTTTCATACAGCAGTTCGTCGCCGGCCAAGTCAATGAGTCTAAAGAAAAAAGTGCTGCCAGTGATGTTCACAGGTTTTTGATCTTGATTCACAAACTCAAACAATATTACGTTGTCTACACCTTTGTTGATGGTTAATTTTTTAGCGTACACAGGATCCCACCTCCGTTGAAACACAGCGCCTGCCCCAGAGGTATCGATCAAAAGTACACGCTGAATTTGCTGATATAAATATGCTGGGGTTGCGTACATGAAAAACTCCAACAAATATTTATGGGCAGTACAAGATTACAAAAATTAGCAGAAAAATATCCTTTTATCACTTTGTGTGTGTATGCCAGCAATGAATATGTTGGAATAGTTCAAAATCGTGACGACTCGGTGACCACAATCTACGATTTTGGCATACTGGTTACCAGTGCTGACAAACAAAGATTTTTAGAACTGGCCAATGTTTGGTGGTGGGAATCCAATCGCAGCATACCCATAAACATTTTTCTACGCGGCGAGTGGGACGAATTTCGAACCACACTGCGAACTTTTGCCAACAAAGATCTAGAAATTGTTCAAGGCCATGTGTGTAGCCTGGCCGACATTGCCCGCAAGAAGTCTAAAAGAAAGAGTATCACTTTAGTGAGAAGAGTTGATTAAATTTTCAAGATAAGATGCTGCTTTGGCATGTCCTTGTTCATTGAAATGGCCATAAATGCCGTCATAAAAATCTTTCTGATTGGCTTGAATCAAATCACAAAAATTAGTTTTTAAAAAATTCAATACTTCTGCTCTTTTAACCATTGAATCCAAGATGGTGTGATTGTGAAGATTTAGATTGTTGACCATTGGCCTATGGCTATAAATTAGATGCGGCACACTTAAACTTTTCAAGTAGCCCGACAACATTACAACGTCAGTTGCCAAATTTAATATTTCAGCAGTTTCATCAAAATATTTTAAAAACCAATCACCATAAGGTCGTAAATGATTGTCTTGAGTATTTGGCTTTATACTCTGGAAAAAATCTTCATCAATCATCATAGGGTCCTGCGGGTCCCAATTTTCTCTTACATTTTTTTCTGTTCGCACTGTCTGAGTGAGAGATATTAACACAAATGTATCTGAATCAAAACACATGCTGTCTTTGACAGTGGTTCTAATTATCCGTCTATTACAACATCCGGGCATTCCTTTGTTAACAATATTGGTCTTTAATTTTTTTGCTAAAATTGACGGATAAAGATTGTCATTGTTAACAGTATGATCTGATACAAAAGAACAGCCATTGACATATAAAGTTTTCATTTATTGATTAAATTCATGTGTAGGGTTACTAATGCCGCATACGAGATTGCATGACTTTTCTTAAAAGAGTACCCGCGACTACCATCTCCGTTCCATACCGAAGCAAATACTTCTGACCAAGGCTGGCGTTGTAAATGTGCTTTGCCTGGTCTAATCACAGAAATAAACGCAGCCATTCTGGTAATTGAGTCTGGACGCATGTCTGCCAGTAGATCAGTGTAGTTGCCCACATGTACCAACTGCGATGCCCAAGCTGGATCTGACCACAGTCTTGACCATGGAGGTTCAGTGGCCAGCATTTGTTGATAGTGAGCAGGGCTGGTTACCAAACTGTACACACTCATATTCAGTATGTCAATTTTGAAATATCCACGCGATTCAGCAGTTTCATGATCAATAGCAGCACATTGCGCCATTGGATCGGTGGGAATTTCTGTAACATAGATGCCTGAATTGTGTCGACGTCCATTGCTGAGTCGTGCTGGTACATGCTGTATCAGCTTTAGCACAGCATCTCTGTCTGGTACGTCAATGTCAATGTCGGCACTCATATTTGAATTATAGCTACAATACCAATGTAAGTCAACTGATGTGCCAATTGATCCAGGCCAAGATGCTGCCAAAACTGTGGCGTGCGTATGTCTTGATTGCCCCAATTCATCTTGATCCAGTCAATGTGATAGTGTGCCACAAAATCCAACAGCGACAACCACAATACCCATGACAGATCAATGCCCATGATTGTCAACACCAGGCCAGTGGTCACTCCATGTTTGACACTGTGCTTGGCCCCGCGCCAGTCAAGATACTGCCCTTTCCAACGTATTTCTTCATCAGTTTGAAGCACAAAATCTACCAACCAGTGTTTGATTTGTAGCAGCACCAACAAAGAAAAAATTAGATCCATTTTACCAACCTGCTTTGACCAAAATTTCTTGAGCGTAGGCTTGATCTCCGGTCCGATCCGCAAATTTCTTTTGCCATATGTCAGCATCAATATAAGACCAAATCATTTTGATCTGTGTGGGATCAAGGTCAGTCAAAAACTTCTGTCCCGATTCTGAATTGTAAATTACCCAGGCCGAAATTCGACCAGTGGTCACAGCATGACACAAAGCGTTGCGATTGCCATAACGCACACAGTCATGCGCAGGATTGCCAGTTTGCTCTGCCCATTGAATTCCGTATTCAATGGCTCTGGTCAGTGCGTCCGACACTGCTTCAACACGAAGATATTCCACAAGATATTCTGTGTACACAGTATCCAAACACCAACGATCAATTTTTTTGTTGTTCTTCAGCAACCATTCTAGAAATCTAGCTGGTGCTATCACTCGCACATCCACACAGTATCGTCCCCATTTTACAAAAGCACGATAGTAAGAACTGCGATCAAAGTCATCGTGTGTTTTGAGTCGGGCTGACCCTTGTGTATATTCATAGAACTTCAAATAGCCCTGAAACGCCAAAATTACACCTGGTTCAGATCGCTGTTGAAAACGCAGTTTGGGTTCACACAAGTGAACTGACAGCGAGTTTTCTTTTTGAAAACTTTTTTGACAAAATTTACATTGATGCGTCATTGATCAGGATTGCCAAGATCTTTTTTGTATTGTTCAATATCTTTGTTGTCTGTGATTTCTGACAGCACAGTCAATTCGTCTTCGCGTAAATGCGGAAACAGGGAAGCCAACTGTTTTTGCTTGGCATTGGCTTTGGCTTTTTTGGGACTGATCCAATTGTGCCTGGGTGTGCCAAGCCCTGGACTGGCTGCTGTGGCCATCAACCACTGAAGTTTGGGATGTTTGCTGACTGTGAAAAAATGTCGATTGAGATAGTGATTGACACTGTGAACATAGTATTCCTGTAATTCGCGACTGCCATCCACACAACTGCCCCAGCGTATCATGAGATAAGTGCTAAATTTTTTCTTTTCTTCAGATGTAAGTTGATCAAAAAAGCTTCGATTTTTTTGATCCATCTGCCGCATTTCATTGCCAATGTTAAGCTTGTCACTCATGGTTTTTCTTTAGATTATACAGCACAAACAATTGTTCCAGCAACTGTTTCATGGCCAGATCTGACTCGCACATGGTCAATACGTCATTGATATGATTCATGTAATAGCGCTGTTCCCTGTGTGCCTGTACTTGTGAATCATAGCCAACCAATTGTCGCTCACTGCTGCCAAACTCTCTGGCATAGATACGACCATTGGCTCGTTCGTAAATGTAAGTGGCTCCGGGTTTCAAACTACCCATGATGTCATTACCATGCTCGATTGTAGTCTACAATTTCGCAATTGCGACTGATGTCTTTGACAAAGTACACACATGGTGGGTTGGGATCGTCGGTAAGTGGCACACACAGCATCTGACCATTTTTTAGTTTGGGCGCATACCATGCCACTTCTTGATACACATCCACAATTTCTATTCGAGGAAAGCTGGGTCGGAAGCTGCTGAGTGGATTGAATTCAAACACAGAAAATCCTCGGTCATTGACTGCTGTCAAAGACAACATTTCAAGGTCACCAAGATCGTGTTCGCCGATCAAGATCTGCCAGTCTAGTGGCATGCGAATTCTGTGACTGCCTATTTGCAGTACAAGAGCCGGAGCATTGAAGCTTTCTAAAAATATCAGTGGTATGTAGTGATAGTCTGGATTGGCAGGATCAGAATTGTCTAAGATGGCAAATCTCATGTCATCAACTTCTTCTGGAAGGCTGTCGAGCTCGTAGGCGCGATTATCGAGGGTCAGTATTCTCATGATCTCATTATACATTGATAGCGTAACAAACGCAATTTATTGCCACTCTAATTTGTCCTGAGTGAAAGGGTAGTTGGCTTCTTTGTAGTAAGCCTTGCGTTTGGTCAAGTGTCGTTTTGAGAATTTACACGTGGAGGTAACATCCCAGATTTGGACATGGTCCTTATCCTCAGCCTTACGGATTCCGCGTCCAATGCTTTGTATAACCCTAACAAAGCTCTTTCCGGGTTCCACCAAAACCAGATTAAAAATCCTAGGGATATTAATACCCACAGCGGCCACACCATAAGTCGCCACAATAATCTTGTCGCTAGATTCCGCCACTTCATCATATTCATCCTGTCTGTCCTTGGCCTTGGTTGCTCCAGATACAAATACTGCTCTATGCCCCAGTCGCTGAACCAAGGCTTGCCCTGCAGCCACACGATCAACCAGTACCAATGTGTTGCCAGTTTCGTTTACATGCTGTACCAGTTCAGCCATAGCATCCAGTCTGCCAGGTTCCTCCAGCAGATACTTCAGTTCGCTTTGATAGTTGGTATATTCAACATGATCTACCAACTGAACAATGTTGACATGACACTGCGCCAGCACGCCTTGTTGTTGTAGTTCGTTGGCAGTGAGTCGGCCAATCACAGGGCCCAGGCTTACATGTAAGGCTTTGAACTCAAAGGCTTCTTTGGGCACAGTGCCAGTAAGCCCCCAACGAATGGGCACATGACTCATCACACCTGTCAGCAGGCTTTTGAGTGCGTCAGCTTTGGCCATGTGTACTTCATCCACAATCACACAGACCACACCTTCGATGAAGTCGCCAATGGTGTCGGCAGCAGTGCCGTTTTTGGTATTTTTGAGCAGAACATTTAGACTTTGCCAGGTACAGATGGTGTGCTGATGCCCGTGCTCTTTACGATCGCCAAAGTAAACACCCACATCTAGGCCTACGTTGCGATAGTCTTTTTCTGTTTGAGTCACAAGACTCTTGTTAGGCACAATCACAATTGATCTGCCATAAGGTTCTACTGCGGCGCTAAGAGTGGCAGTCATAATGGTCTTGCCAGCACCAGTGGCCACTTCTTGAATACACTGCGGATTGGACAAAAAGTTGTTGACAATCTCTACCTGATAGTCACGCAACATCACAGGTTCACCAGCAGCAGGATGTCCAGTGGGCCAGGATCGATCAGCCCAGTGCTCTTCGGTCACACTTTTGAAATCAAAAGTTGTGGTGTATGTGCGTTGGTCGTCCAGTTCAATGTCGTAGTTCTGACTTTCCAGCACTGGCAGTATTTCGGGCAGCAGGTTGGTGTAAGTACTTCCACCCATTTGAAAAAAGGCTACTTTGCCATCCCAACGTCCCAGTCTCACTGCCGGCAGGTATCTAGCATAGGGCACATCGTATTTGAATTTTTTTACTAGGTCGCGACGAGTGTCAAGATCTAATCCTTCTATTTTGATATTGACTTCATCTTTGATAACAATAGTGGCCTGTTTCATTCCAGTGATACCTGATGTACCCATTGTCTTGACGCAAGATTGGTCAACAAATCATTCCTATTGCCGTTGTATTCAAGTTCAGCCACAGGAAATCGCAATGGTTGTGCTTGAACATTATACACACTTTCTATTCCACGAGCAACAAAAAAATTGTGATGTAGATCTATATATTTTTGTATTCTATCAAATTTGGTTGTTAGATTGTAATCAAAAAATTGAATGTTGAAATCGGCACTGTAATGACTGAAAGGTATGAACGCATCATCGCTGATGTATTGGTCGTTGTCAAACTCAAGATCCTCAAGTGTTTTGCCTATTTCGCAATAGTTAAGATACACTGTACCAAAACTTATTTGATTGGTACCATACGTAGATTGAAGTTGGCGATCCAATGTATGAGTTTTGGGCATACCAAACCATGTACAGACCAATCTAGGACTGTTGCCTCGCATTACACTTTCACAACGATGAACACACAGATTCAGTTCGGCCAATGCTTTGCGAACTGATTGCGGCGCTTCGTGCCAATATTTGGTATTCTGTTGATCCAACAATCCATGATATTGCTCAAACACATGATGTAGGTAATTCAAACACTCCTGTGAATATTCAAATGGTCTGTCTATGATCTTTATGTGATCATTTATTGTGTTGATACATTGTAAAATTTGTATCTGTGCTCGATCACGCTCTTGCTGCTCTGAGCCGAATCCATAGAATCGGTCTGGATGATCCAATGGCCATGATGTTCTTTTAGCCATTCGATCTACCCAAAGTTCAGCTATGGGTGTAGATTTGATACGAAAACTCAGTTCAAAGTCTGCTTTGTGTCCAAATACCAATCGCAATATTGAAAACATACAATATATATACCACAACATTTATAGTCAAAAAAACAGGCACTGCTGTGCCTGCGAAAATGATCGCGGAGTTGGCTAGTTGCGATCAAGATTAGTTATCATGCAAACTGAACACCATCGCTGAGCGTATGCCACACTCGTTGTTTTTCGTGGTAGCGAGCCATTCCAGGCCAATCCGCAGTATAGATGCTGAAACCGTATTGCACACGATGGCACCAAGTGTTCCACTTCTTGTTCAAGTGTCCGCCAGCGCCGCCACCTGTGCCAGTGTGGGCACGTTGACGACCGGTGCGAAAGCTGCCGTGTGAGAATAGATCACTGCCCAGATAGATGTAGTCAAACTCTTTGGGCCAGCGAACCAACCACTCAATGTTACCATGCCAGCCAGGGTAACCCTGTGGTGCTCCTTCGTCACGTCCGCCCCAGTTTGTGACACCGTTGTGTGGGCATGAGTGTGTGTTGCTGACCGAGTCACTCCAGCGCAGATCAAACTTGGTGAATTCCAAGATTTCAGGGCAGGGCATGACAGTGGCCGTTTTGCCACGGCCGATTTTCTTTCCAACACTGTCCCAGTCGCGTGGATCACCTGCGGCTGCTTCGGCCCAGAACAGATGCTGGTTGTCAATCACCATCTGCGCCCATTGCTCAAGACTCTGCTCACGGTTGTACATTTCGGTCCACACAGCGTCCTTGGCCTCACGATCCAGCCGCAGCTTCTTTTGAGCCAAGCGATAGCGTGCCAGCTTGCGCAGGTGAGCTTGATACTTTGATTTGTCCTCAAAGATCTTGCCGTCTGCTTCGCTTTTCCATGCTGTGATTTGTGCCATGATGTTGCTCCTAAATCTAGAGCACTGCTATACAAAAAATCAAAAATGCAATGAATGGATGCCCAAAAAACAAGGCCATCAAGGCAAGTAAAGTGCCAAAAAAGGCCTTGTCGCTGCTCATGTCAGTCTTGTTTCACACACACCCAGCGGGTGTTTTTGGTTGTGGTCTTGGTCAATGCTTCACTGGCTCGCCCAGCTGTCTGACATGTAGCTTCATTGCGAAATCCTGGCACCGATGTCAGTGCCATTGAGTCAGCATTGCTCAGCGGACCAGCATGAACAAACAGAATCAAAATCCAATTCATGCTGTGCTCCTTAGGCTGCTTTCATGCAGGTAGTCTCTGCCAGGCGCTTCCAGTTCAAGACACTGAGTTTGCGCAGATCCGCAATCTTCAGCGCCATGCGCAGACTGACTTCACGCAGACGATCTTTGTTGACATTCATAAAGTCAATGATGTCGTCTTGTACCGCAGGCTCAAAATCATAGTCTGCGAACAGCACGCCATCTTTGGCAATCTGACGGATACGCAGGAGCTTGTCACGCATGGTGTCCAAGGTCAGATCCAAGTAGTGGCAGCGGCTTTGGAGAGCATCCAAGTGATCGCGCAGCTTCTGACTCTTCATGGTATCGAACTTCAAGTTGGTGATGAAAATCACTGAACCCTTGAACTCAAACTGATCTGGGATGCCTTCGCGACGCAGAGTGGAACTCTCACTCAGCCAAGAAATCTTGCGCTTCTTGCCAGAGTCCAGAGCACCCTTCAGCAAGTTCAGTGCCACGTCATCCAGCAAGATGCTGTCGCAGTCGTCAAACACAACCACACAGTTGGTATCACTGTATTTGTACAGAGTCTGATACAGGCCAATAGGAGTGGCACTGCCTTTGACAACTTCAGCTCGCAGTCGTTTGCCAGCCATTTTGTCGAACAGAGTGGCCTTGTCAATTTCTTGCTCAACACCGTAGCTCTTGCCCACACCAGGAGGGCCCGACACAATCATGGCGCGGATATCGCCGCTGACACATGCTTTGGTCATTTCAGTGAGAATTTCAAAACGCTCACGAATACGATCCATGGCTTGCTCATCAGTTTCAACCGCAGCCACAGGCTTTTCAAATTTCACAGTGTTGTTTTTCACACTCTCTCCAGTGGTATATTCAATGTCAGAGATATCTTCAACCCTGACTCGAATCGTTTCGGGACAACGAGGGAAGATGCCGTTGTTCTTGACAGTGACATATCCGCCACGGGCACCGGTTTGAAAACCGGACACCAGTTCAAACACAGTGTCAATGACAGGGGTGCCGCGGTAGTTACCATTGATGACGCGAATAGTGCTCATTGCCAACTCCTTTTTGTTTAACATGTCATTATTGTAGCAAAATTGGGTTTTTTGGTCAACTCATTTTGTTGTTGTATTTTTGCCACACAGTGGTGTTGTATTTTTTACACAATCTTGTACATTCAAGTCATAATGTTAGCAGCACAAAGGATCTTTGTCAACTGCCAAAAAAAAACCCTACCATGAGTAGGGTTTGTTTAGAATCATTATAAATTATGTAATCACAGGGCAATACTGCCAAAGCTCAGCTGTAAATTCGCATGTCTCGCCAGATTTGATCAATATTGAGCCAGGTCCTGTTATTCCCAAATTATTGCCAATGGTGTACCTTGACAAAATTGCCTGTCCATTCCACAATGGCTGAGTGTCCACATCCCACATATCAGAAAAATCTGGATTGCCACCAGCATATACATTGTTCAAAAACACAGGATTGTTAGTTTGATTGATTCCAACTAACACAATGTCGCCGCCAGTGACTGAAATTGTAAAAATTTTGGTTAATTTTTGCGGATTGGTCACAACCTCTGGGGTGTTTATTTCACAGGCTGCAGTGCTGTAAGGCGTTTCGTCGTTGGTCCACGGGCCAATATCCACACTGGATTGAGTGTGGGCCAAAGTACCTGCCCACAATGGTACACCGTCCATGACAATATTAGCTTGAACGCTAACACTGTTGGTCGCAGCTACTTGAAATCTAAATTGAGTTGGTTTTAAAGTCATCTCGGTTCTCCTAACATTATTTATATCAAAAAATCAAATCCAATGGGTGTTGATCACTGGGTCAGAAACTTGCTGCGGTTTAGGGTGTCCATGAAAAACCAACACACTACAAGTTTTGTCAATTTTGGTTCCTAAACCTGGGTTGTTACTGGTTCTTTTTTTAAAATTATAGCCTCCATCATGTGCTTGCCAACGCCAACTTAGAATTTGATTTGAATCAAAAAATCTGCGACGTTTGGGATGAATCTTGGCACTGATATAGTCTTGATCTCCGTGGTATTGTCTAGCAATATTGATCATGTTTTTTTGAGCAAAATCCTGCCACACCAGGCTAAATTTGGCAGTGTCCCACCACATCACACTGCTGTTGACAGTGTTGATTGTGGGACGCCACAGGGACTTGAATTCTTTGATAGCCCAAAAATACTGGGTGGAAAGCTGAGGTATCCAATCTATGCTGTTGACAATCACTGTGTCCAAATCAAAGTACAACATGGGTCCACTGTGATAGGCCGGATTAAACAATTGAATCTTATACCACCATGCTCGTTTGGCACCTTCAAACCCTGGCCAAGGTTCTAGTTCGTGTTTGATCCAGGGCGCAGGCACAGTTCTTTTGCTCTCAGTGTACACGTGAAATCTAAAAGGCCGATTCAAATTACGACCTATCATGTTATACAATTTTTCTACATAGGTCCAACTGTACGCATCTCCGTGAATCACACAGGCACAATCTACTACATCAACAGGCTTGGCTTTTTCAGTTGAAATTTTTGGTTGTGTTTGAGCTTTGAGTGCTCTCAATTCTTCTTTGCGTTGCTGTCGCCATTCACGGTTTTGCCTGTCCATGTTTTTAATTAGCCAGCAAAAGGCAGTTCTATAAATATCGCTATGAAAATCGTACTTGTAACTGGTGGTTTTGACCCGCTTCACTCGGGTCACATGAACTATTTTAACTCTGCTCGCAGTCTTGGCAACAAATTGGCAGTGGGATTGAATTCTGATGCGTGGCTTACTCGCAAAAAAGGACAACCATTTATGTCATGGCAGGAGCGAGCCGGCATTATCAGCAACTTGCGATCAGTGGACTATGTGATTGAATTTGACGATTCTGACAACACCAGCATCAACGCCATAAAAGAATGTCGTCGTATGTGGCCCGACGCAGAAATTGTGTTTGCCAATGGTGGCGATCGCGATCACAACAATGTGCCAGAAATGTCCATCAAGGATGATCAAGTTTCATTTATGTTTGCAGTGGGCGGCACAGACAAAGCCAACAGCAGCAGTTGGATACTGGATCAATGGCGAGCACCTAGAACTGATCGCAGCTGGGGATACTATCGCGTGGTACACCAAGTGGGAGCTAACACCAAACTCAAAGAGCTCACTGTGAATCCCAAAACTTGTTTGAGCATGCAGCAACATCAAAAACGAGCAGAATTTTGGTTTGTGGCCGAAGGCGAAGCTGCTGTGTACACTCTCAACAACAGCAGTGATCATGACCTTGTGGGAACATACACTCAACATCAACATATTTTTATTGCTCAATCGCAATGGCACATGCTGTGTAATGAAACTGATCAACCTTTGAAACTGATAGAAATTCAATACGGTGAAAACTGTGTTGAAGATGATATTCAACGCAGATGAAACCCATTCCTGTATTTGTAGGTTACGATCCCAGAGAAGCCATAGCCTATCATGTGTGCTGTAACAGCATCATACGCAATGCTTCTGCTCCCGTGGCCATTGTGCCAGTGGCACTGAATTTGTTTTCAGACTATCAAGAAACACACACAGATGGCAGCAACCATTTTATCTACACTAGATTTTTAGTGCCTTGGTTAATGGGCTGGAAAGGCAGAGCTATCTTCATTGACGGCGACATGATAGTGCGTGGAGACATCATTGAACTGTACAACAGTCTTGGTCTTGACAAAGATGTGGCAGTGGTCAAGCATGACTATCAAACCAAACAGACTGAAAAATACATGGGTGCCAAAAACGAAAACTACCCGAGAAAAAATTGGAGTTCGGTGATTGTGTGGAACTGTGCCAGTTTTCCCAATCGAAAATTAACTCCTGAATTTGTCATGGCCAGCACTGGGGCATTTCTCCATAGATTCACATGGTTAGAAGATGCTAGGATCCAGGAACTGCCTCCTGAATGGAACTGGTTGCCTGACGAATATGGCCCAAATCCCAATGCCAAACTGCTTCACTACACTCTAGGAACTCCATGCTTTCACGAATATGCCAACACTCCACAAAATGATGAATGGCATCGTGAAAGAATTTACACTGAATACTGTCAACAGAATTTACCATGATTGAACTACCACTGGCATTGGTCGAACGTTGGCCCATGGATGAATACCGACTACAACATCAGTCGTTGGTCAGTGCGCTTAAACACAATGTCAGCGATGCGTTGTTGATAATGTCTGAGCTGGAAAAACTCCGAGGTCAAATCACTGGCATCGATGACAAAGTTGAAAAAATAAGAGACAAACGTCTGGCTCCGCTGATCACAGAAAAAGAAGAACGGCTGTTTCGTCTTATCAAATTCAGTGATTATTCAGCAATGATCATGGCAGCTTGGCCACAAAGTACGTTTATGACCTACGATGACTGGTTTGAACAACGAGATCAGCTCACAAATTCAGTACTGATCAGAGGCATCAGCAAAGGCAAAGTCATACAGTGGTGTCAAACAAATCAAAGAGATTTTTATTTTATTGAAACTGGATACTTGGGCAATTACCCCAGTGCCAACAATCGCACAGGCCGAAAAATTTACCATCGCATAGTACGCAATGATATGCAACATAGAAAAATTTGGAATGTGCCAGCTGATAGATTGGAAAAACTCTGGAACGTCGTTCCTTATTTGCGATATCGTGGCTGGCGTCACCCAGGTAAAAACATACTGCTGGTGTTGAACACTGAAAAACCATTTAAATTTTACGGCCAAGATCGTCAGGCCTGGATTGATTCAACCATAGCCACCATAAGACAGCATACTGATAGACCAATCATTGTGAGAGACAAAGCCGGTCGTCAAGAGCGTACCAATGACACCATCTATGATGCGTTTCAACAAGATATTCATGCTGTGGTGTGCTACAACTCCATTGCTGCTGTGGAAGCAGTGGCTGCAGGAATACCAGCATTTGCGTTGGCACCCACTGCGGCCGAACCAGTGGCATCCAATGATTTGACCAAGATTGAAACTCCTTATAGACCAGACACAGACTTGGTAATGGCGTGGTTGTGTAGCATAGCCTATGGCCAGTTCAGCTTAGACGAGATCATCACTGGTCGCGCCTGGGCATTAGTACAGGAAAATCGCCAACGTGAGTACATTAACTGTTAATTGTTTTCTAGGCAGTTTGCCAAAATGGATCAATGGTGACGAAAAAAGTTCAGCGTTGAAATATTTTGCTGAGGGTGTCAATCACGTAGGAGATCGCGCAATTGTCACTGAAAACGGTTACGAACCGTGTGATGTTGGCGTTATCATTGGCAATGCTTTCAATGCCAATCCAGGCAAAGTTGGTCTAAGACACTACAATGTTAGAAAAGCAGTGATGGATCAGCAGATCGCAGCAGGTCGTTACTGGCTCAGTATAGACAGCAATGTGTTCATATACTTGGATCGTGCCAATCCACACAAGTATTTGCGATACAGTTTCAATGGTGTGTTTCCTGCCACTGGTATCTACTGTAACGATCAACCTGGTCCAGACAATTGGAACAACATTCGCCAGCACTATAACATTGATCTCAAGCCTTGGCGCAACACAGGCAGTCACATATTGATTACTTTACAGCGTCCAATGGGATGGAGCATGCGAGGTCAAAATCTTGTGTCCTGGTTAAAAACCACTATCAAAAAAATCAGAGCTCACAGTGATAGACCATTGCGAGTGCGGTGGCACCCTGGCGATTGGAAAAACTATCCGCAATTTGCCAAAGAAATAAGAAGCTTAAAAAAAATCACTGTGAGTCCGCAGGAAAGACATATTCTTGAAGATCTCCAAGACTGTTGGGCACTGGTATGTCACAACTCAACGCCCAGCAGTGTGGCAATGATAGAAGGTGTGCCTGCTTTTATCACTGATGATCCAGGGTACTGTCAGGCCGGAGATGTTGCCAACACCAACTTTTCGCAGCTGGAAAATCCAGTGATGCCTGATCGAGACTTTTGGATACAAAAGTTGGCACAGTGTCACTGGAGTTTTGAAGATCTCAAATCAGGCCGCTGCTGGAGCCACATGCGCAATTATGTTAGATCTTGAAATCAGCCAATTGCTGTAACATACGATCGTAATTGGGTATTCCAAAATCAATTTCTTGACGAGTGTCAATCAACACTTTGTCCACGGCCTTGGGTGCTTTGACTTTTTTCACAGTTTTTCCCAATTTATAAGCTGTGTTGATCTTCCACAGCAGATCATGTTTGCTGATTCTGTTGCTGTTGTTGACCAAGTGATACAGCCCGCTGATATTGGGCGCATTCATGTATACGTTGATACAGCGAGCCAACTCCAGCGTAGTGATGCCATTCCAATAAGCATTGGTCCATCCGGGCAATTGCGATTCTGAATTTTTCACAAACCAGTCCAACAAACCTGTGTGTCGTTTCAGTTCGGGTCCAATGATGCTCATTCTAAAAGTAATGTCCTTGTTGTTGCGCACTTCGCCCATGGCTTTGCTGCGACCATACATGTTGCTTTCAGTTGGTACATGATGTTCTTCATAGTTGCCTTGTTCGGCACCATCAAACACACAATCAGTGCTGAGATGAACCAGTCTGGTATCTCTGTCTTGTAATCTAGTGGCAGCATATTGCGGAAACCATCCGTTGACCCATGTGGCTCGGTCTGGACAGTCCGCACTTTCTTTGACCAGCAAGCCCACACAATTGATCATGAAGTCACAGTGAGATTGCGAACTGTCAAAGAACTTTTTGACTTGATTGAAGTTTTCTATGTTCAAGCCAATGTCGGCTTGTTGCCTAGCCACAGTGATCACGTCGTGACCGTGATCACTCAAATATCTGGCAACCATGTGTCCAGCCATGCCGGTGCTGCCTAAAACCAATGCTTTCATACGAATCCACCTTTTTTTAACATTTTGTCAATTTCCGCTGTGTTCATCATTGAACTGCGACTGCTGTATTCTGACCAGGGCAGTTGAGGTAAATGACAGTAGTGTGATTTTACTTGCTGCGGCGCACTGCTGGGCAAAATCACATAGTACGTATCGTCATAGCAGTATGCCATTTCACTTTCGTTGCGGCCTATCAAAATTTCATCCAATTTCTCACCAGGCTTGGCACCAATTGATTTGAGGTTAACTGATCCATAGTAGCTCATCAGTGTGGCAGCTATTTCACGAATATAACAACTGGGCATACGCATCACAAAAGTTTCGCCGCCCAGACTCACTGTGGCAGCTTTGAACAGCAGTTCAATGGCTTCTTCCAGAGTGAGAAAGAAACGTGTCATGCGCTGGTCAGTGATGGTCACTGGACCTCCTGCTTTGATTTGTTGAATAAAATAAGGGATAACACTGCCATTGGATCCCATGACATTGCCGCCTCTGACACAAACAAATTTGGTTGAGCCAAGATTGTTGGCCTGAATTATCAATTTTTCTCCCACGGATTTGGTCATACCATAGGTGTTCACTGGTTCTACTGCTTTGTCAGTGCTGACATCAATGACTTTTTTAACTTGATTGGCCAGCGCAGCATTGATGATATTCACAGTGCCTGTGATATTGGTTTTGATAGCTTCTTGCGGATGATCTTCACAGATGGGCACATGTTTCAGTGCTGCCAAATGAAACACTGTGTCCACTGCTCGCATGGCCATTGAAACACTGTCAATATCACGCACATCGCCAATGACAAATCGCAGTCTTGAGTCATTGAACTGCCGTTGCATCAATACTTGCTGAAGTTCTCCGCGGCTAAAACACACAATTTCTTTGGGGTTATATTTGGCCAACAACTGTTTGACCAACGTCTGTCCCCAACTGCCAGTGGCACCACTGACAAAAATTCGTTGATTATCAAACATGATTTCCCATCAAAACATTGATTACTCTGGAACTGGTATTGCTCACAGCATAGCCTTCTGGCAAGTTCCAATCAGTGGGCATGACCAGTGCTGTGTCAAACGCCTGTAAAATTGCCGCAGTGTCTAGCCCTGTCACAATATTACTGCCGCACCAAACTGTTTCTGGTCGTTCTGTGCTGTGTCTTATAGTTAGTGTTGGTTTTTTGAACAGACACATTTCTTCTTGAACTGTGCCTGAATCAGTGATGGCCAACTTGGCTTGCTGCTCCAGTTTGACCCAATCATGAAATCCCTGAGGCTCCAGTACAGTGATCCTGCTGCTGTCAAATTCAATGTTGCTCAAACGTTGCTTGGTCTTGGGGTGACAACTGAAAATCACTGGCAGAGTTTTTGAGATTTGTTCAAGAGCCTGTACAATACTGTTCAACCTTTGCGGATTGTCGACATTTTCAGCTCTGTGACAAGTGGCAACCACATAACTGTTTGGAATCAGATTCAATTTTTGTAAAATGTCACTGGCTTCGATTCTGTGTTGTTGCTGTGCTATGACTTCACCAATGGGGTTGCCAACAACCACAATACGATCATTGGCCACACCTTCACGCAACAAATTTTGTCGACTGAGTTCGGTGTATGGTAAGTTTAAGCTGCTGACTGAATCAATCAATTTGCGATTGACTTCTTCGGGCACAGACTTATCGTAGCATCTATTGCCAGCTTCCATGTGATACACTGGCACACCGTGACGCTCACACACAATGGCTGCCAGCGCAGAATTGGTATCTCCCAATACCAACACAGCATCTGGTTTGACAGACATCAAACACTGTTCAACACCAACAAAAGTTTCTGCCAGCTGCTGCGCTAAACTTCCCCGACTGGTCAGTTGTTGGTCAGGCGGCCGCAGACCCAGCTGCTGAAAAAATATGTCATGTAAGTTTGGATCGTAATTCTGTCCTGTGTGTAGAACCCAATGCTCACACCGCTTGTCCAACTTGGGCAACACAGCACTGAGGCGAATGATTTCGGGCCTGGTACCCAGAATGGTCAAAACTTTACGCCGCATAATATCCTACCCAATAATCTTTCAAACTGGACAATTCTACTCGGGTCCAGTGTTCAAAATCTTCTGGCCTCCAAAGGCTGCGATGAACGTCCCATTGATTACCATAGCTCCAAAGCCTGGGATCATTGACGTTTTCTGTGTTGTCAGTCCACAACGGCTCCATGGGAGTCAACAAAAATATTTTTTTGCAAACCAGTTGTTCACATTCACCCAGCAATCGCAGTCCAGATTCACGAGTCAAGTGCTCAATGAAATCTATCATCAAGATGTAATCCACTGGCCCTGAAATGCTATTCAACGCCACTATTTCTAAGTCAGCTACGATGTCTGGCTCTACCCAGTCCCACGCATCCACAGTGACCACCGTGGAACCAGTTTGTTTCAACGGCGTGCTATAAAGTTTGGGTCCACATCCTAGATCCAACACTGTTGAATCTGGATCAATCTGTTGTTCAATCCATGTCAGCAATTGATCATTGCGACTGGCTCTGCGACCTTGTTTGACTTTGACTTTCATTCTATAACTTTGGTATTTGGTGCTGTGACCATAGGATGCTCCAGCAGTTGTTGGTACAGCGCTCGATTATCCACAGATGGCGCAGGGTTGTCAGGATGCCCATAGCTTTTGGGATGATATTGATGGATACTCCAAGGATTGGCCACAAACTGTATGGATACTCCCAATGCTTTGACTCGAGCCACCAACTCAGCATCATCGTAGTTGTGTCCTTGACTGTATGATTCATCAAATCCGTTTAGCTTGATCAAATTGTGCCTGGTAATAGCATTACAAAAATGAAATGCTGAAGGTCGTTCAGTTTGGTGATTGTACCATCTTGCTTTTTTGCTGTGACTGAACATAGTGATAGATCCTTTGGCATAAAGATCTGTCAAATCTTCTTTGGTACAGCCATAGGTATGAAAACTGAGATAGTTGCTGTCAGACAAATTGTTGGCCACGTAATTCAAAATATCACCCACATGACAGCATTCAGGATTCTGTATCACAATGTGATTGCCTTGGCTGGCTCTAAAACCCACGTTGTATGGCACGCAAGGATTACAGTAGTTTTTTTTATCTACCAAGCCACGCATTTCAATCACAGTGATTTTCAATTGCGGCCACTGATGACAGAGATTGTCAAGCCTGTGTTCAGCACTGCTGAAATCATCTACGATCACAATTTCTGTGTTGGCATACTGTTTGCTGGCCGCAATGGTTTTCAAAGTGTAATCCAACTGTCTACGCCTGTTGTAATAGGCCATAACCACGCTGATCATGATATTTTTATCTCGCATGTTGTGTATTTTTTTCGCTGGTTCACAGCGTTGACCACTGTGACACCTGACTCCAATGGCACTGTGTTTCTCAAATCCATGACAACTTTGGTGTGCTGGTTAGAGTGTTTCAGTATCAATTCTCTATAAGTGCTAACAGGATAATGAAATCCACAGCTGACCCAACTGGTTATCAAGTCAAACTTTACATGTTCAGGCACATCAAAGTTGTCGGCACCGTATAAACGGTAGTTTTTTGTGTTCAATTTGTCAAGCTCACCTTTGAGATGGTCCAACGGGTAGTAGTACATAAATGTATCTGCCTGGCTGTGGTATCTGGCTTGACTGCTGTGACTGGTCAGTGTCTGTGATTCACTGTCGCCATCAATTAACCAAAGAGTGCTGCCATATTTTTGATTGAACAATCTACTTTCCCAGGCCAGTCCGCAGCCTATGTCTAATATGGCCAATGGCGGTGTATCTAAATATTGATCAAGTATCTCAAAGTTTTCTCGTTTGTGTTGCTGATAGATATCAGTGAACCATTCTTGATCAATCCAGTTCTTGATATAAATCATAGATATCGACCAAGTTCTTTTTTAAATATTTCTAATTCTTTGCGTTTGCCTTTGGCTGACCATATGGCACTGTCTGGGCGCATGTGCCAGTCTACATAGCTGATTGGTAATAGTCCGCGATTGAATCCAGGTATGAGTCTGTCCAAACAGTGCTGGTCCAGGAACCAATAGATATTGTCTGCTTCAATTTCACGTTTGATAGCAGCGGCCAACTGCTGTATAAACATCAAACTGTTGGAACTTTGATTGAACAAGATGCTACCAGCCAAGTGTCCACCTTTTTCTTTTTGATAGAGATGAAAATCTTTGCCGTCATTGAACACAGTGACAAATGGTTTTCGCACTATACCGTCAATGTCTATTTCTAAAAAAGATGTTGGTGTGGTCACAAATTCAGCCAGACGAACAAATCGCATGCAAGCATAGTAAGTTTTGCGAATCCAATTTGCCAAATCCGCACTGTCTGAAAATTGCTTGAGCCCTAACATCTTGTTTCTACGTCCAGCATAAGGCTCAGGCAAAGAAGATTGACTCCAAAATTCTATAGCGGAATCAAATTGGTTGGGGGCAACAATTTCCCACGTGGCGCTGGTACGTGGATTTTTTTGTACAAACTTTATTTGAGATTGTGATGGATTGTAAAGATGAACATGAACTCCAAAGTCAGTGTTGCGCATCACACTGTTGATCAGTGCTGTACCAAACCGATCAAAATAAACAGAGTCAGCAGCTACATAGATAAAAAACTTATCTTGTTTGAATTTTCCTTGAATGGGTGGTAGTAGCATAGTTAAATATTTAACCCATGCGATTGGCCTATTTTACAAAACAAGTTGCTCTCAATGGTCAGCCAGTGTTACAGGCATTTCTCACTGGATGTCAAACTCTTGGTATTACCACTGTGGAAAACAGTCTAGACTGCGATGCTGCTGTGATATGGAGCATGGTATGGTCTGGCCGTATGGCAAAAAATTTTGAAATTTATCAATCGTATATTCAGCGCCAACTGCCAGTGTTTGTGTTAGAGGTTGGTATGATTCACCGAGATCGCACCTGGAAACTGGGCGTAAACGGAACCACAGCCAATGCTGTGTGGGTCCCTAGTTATGACCTCGATCGACCCAGAAAATTAGGGCTTGTGGTCAAACCTTGGCGTACTCGAGGCCAAGAAATTGTGGTAATGGGACAAAGAGGCGACAGTGGACAATGGGGATCCACTGACCCCACGCAATGGTATCAGTCAAAGCTGTCTGCAATTCAGCAATACTCTGACCGTCCATTGTTGTTTCGTCCTCATCCACGATTTCCTGTACCCAGTTGTGAAAAGGTTCAACAACAACGACCACGACGATTGGCAGGTACATATGATAGCTATGACTTTGACAATGCCATTGGCAAAGCCTGGGCTGTGGTCAATTTCAACAGCGGGCCAGGCAGTCAAGCTATAATAAACGGAGTGCCTGCTTTTGTGGACCAGTCAAGCTTGGCAGCTCCGGTGGGCAATCTTGACCTAACTCAGATTGAAAATCCAAATCGGCCAGATCGCAATCAATGGATTTGTGACATAGCGCACACTGAGTGGTCTATCAGCGAACTTGCCGCTGGCATGCCCCAGAAAAAACTCTTAGACAGAAATATCTTCCATGCCAGCTGATCTTAGTCTAACAATGTGACCAAGCATGAAGTTTTTACTTTCTAAACTTTTCATGATACCTAACCAACGATTGCGCAGTAAAGCTACTTCATTAATTATAGTTTCAAAATCAATGACCTCATCTTCGCCGTCTACATATTTTTCAGCATCTCTGCTGGTCAGTGCTCTAGCATAAGATTCTAGGTATTTTTGAAAATGTTTTCGTCGGATTTTGCGTAACTGTATATTCAAATATTGAAGCACTGCTTCAATCTCTTGTAGTTGATTGAATCTATGTTCAGTGACTCCAGGTAATTCTTTAATATTGTGTTCAACCAAGCCACCAATACTACATTGGCGCTTGGCTTCTTCTAGTTCGCGTTCATAGTGGGCTATAAAGTCAGGGATAGCATCCAACCTAGCAACTACGCGACTATACCACATTACTCATCCCATTCGTCTTCGTTGTAATCTTCTTCTGACTCTTCGTCTTCAGCATAGTCGTTGTCGTTGTCTAGATAATTTGTCAAAGCAGTTTTAATATCACGATCACCTTTAAACGCTTCTTTGATCTGTTCTGCGTCACAGTCATTGTCCATCAGTAACTGTACCACTGTTTCAGCTGCCTCAGTACGGTCAACAGTGTTGATATATCGTTTTAATTCGCCCCAGATATCACTTACCACTTGTTCCATCATTCTGCGTCCTCCTCAACTGTAGTTACCTCTTCCTTGCGTTTTCCAAATTCAGCCATCACAACATCCAGACAACCGTTTTCGTTTGATTCCCAGCCTTTGCGGAAGAATTTGATAATTTCTCCATCCAAGGTAGTGTAAGCAAGACGATTGCCGTCCTTCTTGAGAAAGCCTTTTTTCTCAGCCAAGTCTGTTAGGCCCGAGTAAGGGTTCATACCTGTCTCATAGGGAATCTTGACCTGCACACCTTCAAAGGGTTTGGCATAACGAGTTTTCATGACCTTACAGGCACTACGGATACCCATGACTTCTGAGATCTTGTTGCCGTCCTCGTCCTCTTTGAGTTTGAGCTTCTTCATGGCCACCACAATTGAGCTGGCGTAAATGAAACCTTGACCGCCAGAGATTTTATCATCAGGGTCAAACATATCCTGTGATGCGTATGTATGGTTAGTACAAACCAACCCCACATTGTATGAACCAAACATGTTCACACAGTTACGCACCAAGGCAGTGAGAGCTTTGGGCTTACGTCCTAGATCACCCTTCATTTCGCCTGCGTCAAACTGATTCACATCAGTGGGAGTCAAAAGCATGCCCAGTGAGTCAATCACAAACATGACCTTGGGACGCTCGCCTTCGGCCAAGGCCTTGTAGTCACTCATGAATGTTGAAATGGTCTTGGCCACATCATCAATCATGGCCATGCTCAACTTTAGTAACTTGCTTTCGCTGGTGTCTACACCCAAAGCTTTGAGCCAGTCTTCGTCCAAGGCGTTTTCACTGTCAATCAGCACCACAAAGATGCCTTGCTCTTGTGCGTTCTTGATGATATTGCCAGAGCAGATGTAGCTTTTGCCAGCACCTGATTCTCCGGCAAACACAGTGACCTTGCCCAAGGGAATGCCGCGATTGAAGTCGCCCGAGATTAGATAGTTCAAGGCATAGTTGCCCGTGGAGATCCAATCTGTTGGATCGTTGAAACCGATTGATAATCCATCAATCGACTTTGTAATTTCCTTGCGGAATTTTGAAACGTCAAATGGTTTTGCCATGATTATGTCCTATGTAAATTTTGGCTATTATACTTGAATCAATGAAACTTTTCAAGATGTTTTAGGTAATCTTTGCTGAAATAGTGATCGTAGTTGAACTCAATAGTGTCTGCTTCTATTTCGTAAAGATCTCGCCAATCATCTGACGATAGCACGGAGAAAGTTGATTTGGAAAATCTTTGTCTGAGTTGAGAATTTCTCTATAAGGATAGCAAACTATCATTTAATTTTTTTTATCTTATTATTAATAAGTCCACTGTAAGTACCAGGCAGCAGCACACTTTTACGAATCACACTGCCTGCTCCAATAACGACATCTTCTACAATCTGTATTTTATCATAGAGAGCACTACCAATGTTAATTTGACAGTAATCACCAATAATAGTTGACCCTCCTATCGTGACTCCTCCGCTTATAAAAACTCCTGTACCAATCTGACATTGTTCTGCTATCAAACAATTAGAGTGTAATATTACATCCTTTTTTAATTTTGATGTTGGATATATTGATGATAATGGATAAATCATACACCCGTTGCCTACACTTTTAGGATCAGCATAGCTGGTATGATGAATCAAAGTAAACCGACTCAACAAATTTTTGTCAAGACAAAAAGAAACTTTTTTCCTGATGCTAGTATCTTTAATTACTAGATTTATAAAACAACCATCTGGAAAAATTTCTGTAGATAAAAATTCTAACGGATCAATTCTACATAAAGTATAACCTTTGTGTTCCTTCACAAAACAAGATAAAACATTATATGTAGAAGTATCAAACGATATAGCAAAAAGATTTTTTTTAGATGATATTATCATGATAAGATTTTTTTTCTATATCAAATAATAATACCGCACGTTCTTCTTGAGATGGATTTTCCACTTCATGAACGTCCCAATCATGAAAAATTAAAATTTCTTTATTTTTCCAATAACGGACTTGATCCCCTACTCGGATCCAGGATTTTCCATCTGTTTTCAATCCCAGATGGACTCTATAATGATGGTCACAGAAACCTTGGTGCGGAGGAATTTTGGTCCCCCCGCTGATAATACTGAATATACAGTTATCGTAGATTGGCACAGTCTCTAATAAAAAAGAGATAGTAGGGCATAAAGAAATATTTGATTCATGACGGATCCCTTTGGTTATAAATGGAAACATATACCAACTCTTTTGAGAGATATCAAGATTGTTATAATCAGAGTTACTTGCTCGCCACAGCTCTCTTGGAATATTTTCAAATTCTAAGAGAATATTACGATGCAAAGAAATTAAGGTCTCAGAAAATTTCCATCTTGAATCATCAAAAAAGAAGCGTTGGGCATGCGTCATTTTCAAATCATGCCTTGTTTTGACGAGCGCGAATCATGGCCAAAATGTCTTCGGCCTTTTGACTGTTGCCAGCGGGTTTGGCCACTGGGGCTGCTGCCACCGGAGTGTGCTCATCCTCGTCGAAGCTGCTGGCTGCTGGCGCAGGTTTCACAACAGGTCGGGCTGCTGGCGCAGGAGTGTCTTCATCCACATCGGCTGTGGGACTGGCAGTGCCAGCAGGTGCTTGTGTGCCAGCTGGACGATAGTACTGACCCCAACGCTCCATGTCAAAGGGCTGACCATCCACTGATGCTTCAAACATCTCTTTGATCACACGCAGTTCAACTTCTGTGGGCTTCTTGGGCAAGAATGTGCCAAGATCATATAGGCCAAACTTTTCAATGGCGCCTTGCTCGTCCGCTGTTAGCGCAGACTCTTTGCGACTCCACTTGGAAGTGTTGTAGTCAGCATAGCCACCTTTTTGTGTTTTGGTGATGCGGAAGTCCAGACCATGCATGAAGTCAGTGGGCAGTTCTTCCAGTTCAGGATCCATAAGTGCGCCTTTGATAATCTGAAAGATCTGAGGACCAATGATGAATCG